TGAAAGCTGCTTTGATTAGACCTCAATTCGGTGTTGATCCCCAGTTTGGAGATGATTCGTCCGGAGTTGATTTAATTGATTCTATTGTTCGTCGTAATTGTTTTAAGTTTGAGTCTTTGACGGATGATGGTCAGTGGAACACTATGGGTTCTATCACTTTTATTGATGGACGCATAGGTGTTATGCCATACCATTTCATTCTTAAACTTTTTGCAGGTGTTCAATCTGATCCTAAACGTCTTAAGCGTGCTATTAGATTGAGTCATGGTAAGAACAGTGTTGAAACTGATCTTCTTTTTACTGTAGAGGAAATTATTCAGGGTCATCAAACGGGCTGCTTAGCTAATAAAGATCTTGTTCTTGTTGAATTTCCAAAGAGATTTCCGGAACGTAGGAGAATTGTTAAATTTTTTGGTCGTCGTAAACAGCTCGAGTATAATACAACCAATCTTGAGATTGTACTTGCAAATATCTCCCGAGATAGAGGTTTTTATTTTGGTAGAGGAGCGCGATTTCCTGATATTCTTGCCATAAATGAAAGACATGTTGGTGTTCCTTACACTATTGAAGAGTCTTTTACTTATGATATCCCTACTAAATCTGGTGATTGTGGTTCACTTATGGGTATAATGAATTCCTCTCAGCCTGAGAAGATATTCGGTATTCATGTTGCTGGTCACACTCACTATGGTGACGGTTTTTCAGCTATTGTTACTCAAGAAGAACTTCTTGAGGATTTAAAGATGTTTGAATCTCAGATAGTTAGTGAAGAGCCTGATTTTATTGAACCTCAGTCTAGTGATTTTGATAAGCCCCTTAGATTTGAAATTATGGGTAGAACTAGATTAGTTCCTTCCCGTAATACTAGTACTGATATTCGTAAATCTAGAATGTTTGGCGTTTTAGGTGATAATGGATTATATCCTGCCATGTTAAGGCCATTTTTGGCTGAAGGCACTTTGATTGATCCTTTGCTTAATGCTCAGATGAAATATTGTCAGCCTGATATTCTTATTGATTATGATTTAGTTCGTGAGTGTTGTCGTAATTATTTTTCTTTTATTGATTGGACTGAAGTGCATGATGTTGAACGTAGAATTTATACCAATGAAGAGGCCATTTATGGTCTTGAGTCTGATATAGATTTTGGTTCTATTTCTTCTAGCACTAGTCCTAGCTGGCCTATGAATGTTAGTGGGTGTCGTAATTATAAGAAAGAGTTATTCTCTTATGCTTATGGTACTTATGAATGGGAAGTTATTTTTAAAGAAGTTTGTGTTCTTGTTAATGAGGTGATCAGCAAAGCTCGAAGTAATATTCGTATGTTTCATGTTTTTACTGATAATCTTAAAGATGAATTGAGAGAGCTTTTGAAAGTTCAATCTGGTTCTACTAGATTGTTTTCTGGCTGTCCATTTATTTATCTAGCAGCTTTTCGAAAATATTTCGGTGCTTTTTCTTTGTGGTATATGAAGAATAGGGTTTCTAATGGTTCTGCTATTGGTGTTAATCCTTATTCCTCAGAATGGAATTCCATTGCTAAACGTTTATTGGCTATTTCAGCCTCAAATATTTTAGCAGGGGATTATTCTAAGTATGACGGTAGTCAGAAGCCTCTCATCC